CGCTGACAAAGAAAAAATATCTTATGAAGTTATTGACGGTAGTGTACCTGCTCACAAACGAAAAGACATTGTACAAAGATTCCAGGCTGGGCATTTGCAAGTATTGTTTTGTCACCCACAATCTACATCGCATGGGTTGACTCTTACAAAAGCTACAACAGCCATTTGGTGTTCACCTACTTACTCAGCTGAACATTTTCAACAGTTTAATAGACGAATACACAGAGCAGGTCAAAAGCAAAAAACAGAAACAATCTTAATCACAGCAAAAAATACTTGGGAAAAACAGGTATACAAAAAATTAAATGGTAAACTAGGTAAAATGGAGAATTTACTCCATATCTTATCGGAAACAAAAAATGAAAAAGGACAACAACACCGTGATAATACCTGAAGAAATACAAGAAAAACTAGATGAAATTATTAAAAGAGACCCACAGGCTGTTGCTACAGCATTAGTGTTTGCGATGAGTGAGTTGTTGTGGGAAAAACAAATAGACACTTCTTCTTTGTTACAAGAAGCAAGTAAAGAGGCATTGTCATTAGTTGATACTGTGCATATGTCACAACCCAGGACGAAGGAGGTCCTACATTAATATGAAAAAAAGTATGGATACTTTACTAAGTGAATTACACGAAGTTCGTTCCAATCTAAAAGAACTTTTAGAAAAGGAATCTGCTCTTAAAAAGATTAAGGGTGAACTCGAAACCGAACTCGTTATTATGTTAGAAGGTCAAGGAATTGACCAGATTAGTAACGATAAGGCAACAATTTCTATTAAAAAAGAGATTGTGCCAACTGTAGAAAATTGGGATGTTTTCCAAGAGTATATAGCTGAAACTGGTATGTTTGAGTTAATGCAAAAGAGAGCGTCAGCAACTGCTTACAGAGAATTACAGCAAATGGGACAGGATGTTCCTGGTGTAAAAGCTACGGAGTTAACCAAAGTTAACTTCAGATCGAAATAAAAACGGAGGACGAAATATGACCGATGTAGCATTAGTAGCTAAAAACGTGCCAACGCACGTATCAAAGAGTTCAGGTCTTGGCAATGAAGACGTTTCAGCCGAGCACTTGCAAACTCCACGCGTTAAACAACTTCAACAGTTGTCTAACGAAGTCGATGAAAACCATAGTGAATACATTGAAGGCGCTAAACCAGGCGACTTTGTAAACACTATTACCAGAGAAAACTATGGTAAAGAAATGTATGTAATAAACATTAAATTTACTGAAGAGTTTGTTATCTGGAGAAAAAGAGAAAAAGGTGGAGGTTTAGTTGGAAGCTATAGCTCACAAAAAGATGCTTATACGTATCTTGAAGCTGAGGGTTTAGCCGTAGAAGACTACGACATTATCCAAACTCAATCTCACTTATTGCTTAGAAAGGACGCAGAAACTGGCGAACTTTCTGGACAACCTTTTATCTTTGACTGTTCATCATCAAAGCTTAGAGTTTCTAGAGAATGGAATACTCAACTTAAGTTAGCAGGAGGCGATAGATTTTCTTCCTTATGGAAAATGTCATCTGCTCAAACCCAAAACAGAGCTTCTCAAAAGTTTTACAATATAGCTGTTGAGAATCAAGGTTGGGTAACTGATGAAGATTATGCAGCTTCTAAAAAGTTGTATGAATCAATCTCTTAAAAGGAGAAGATAGTGCGGTGTAAAAGCCGCACTTTTTTGTATGAAACATAAGTTAAACAAACCTGCTTTTATAGAATCTGTTACAGATACTATGCTGGGCTTTTGTATAAACTTTCCACTCTCGTGGCTTGTTTTATTTGTTATGTTATACTTTACTCAAAGTGCTTTATTGATTTCTATAGTTCAAGTTGTACTCTTGACCATAGTTGCCATAATAAGGCGGTATCTTACTAGGATATACTTTGAAAGAAAAGGACTTCATAAACAAAGTACACAAAAAACTTTCAAATGATGTGTACAAATGGAAAATAAATGACCCTTATCATGGGGGTGTTCCCGACGCTTTTTACTCTGGCCCTAAAGGTTTTTGTTTTGTTGAATACAAATACAAAGAAACGCTGCCTAAAAAGAGCAACTCAAAAATAAAAATTAACTTATCTGAACAACAAAGAATCTGGATAAACAGAGCACAAAACCATAAGCTGCCGGCTTATATTGTTTTTGCCTCTAAAGACCAAGTGTGCCTGCTTACCAACCCTAACCTACCTTCAATTTGTGTTGGAGGGTTTAATCGAATGGCACAGTCGTTCGACAATTACATTGCATTTTTGGAGAAAATATGCCTAAAATAAAAAAAGATATGGTAAACCACCCGCCGCATTACAACCATAATCGGCTGGGAATTGAATGTATCAAAGCCATCGAAGCAAGTATGACTGAAGACGCGTTCATGGGATACCTAAAAGGAAACATAATGAAATATTTATGGAGATATGAGTATAAGAACCAAGGGGAAGATTTACTAAAAGCCCAGTGGTACTTAAATAAACTCATAGACGTAAAAAATGGAAACTAGATATACAAGACTTACTTCCTTAAATGGGGTTTGTTCTAGTCTTGCAGATTCACCTTGCATTGGAAATTGCACTGTTACACAATGGGGCGATCTAAGATGTAAAGGTTGTGGACGTACTGCTTCTGAAGTAAGAGACTGGGATTTGTTGCAAAATACTGAAAAAAAGCTAATAAATATCAGAAATGCTCAAGAAGGGTTCCAAATTAGGCAGTTAAGAGCCGAAAAAGTGCTAGTAGCCCCTAAGACGCCGTCTAACAAATTTTCTGCAAAACTGGACTCATAGTACCTAGAACCCCTACAAAACGCCTTACACGGCAAATGAGAGCGTCGTTTTTTTCTATTTTTTAAATTTTTTAGCAATCCACTTTATTACATTGTCAGGATACTTAGGATTTAAAACTACAAACCCAATCCCGGCAACAATTGCTAATACAATTACTAATTCAATCATTTTTTCCTCTCTTTAATAAAAACAACCTATACGATTGTTCTTTCTTTTTTATTTTATCTTTTTTTAACGCTTTTATAAAACTTAGTCGTGTTGTAATTGTCATACGCACCTCCTTTATAGATGTGCGTTCCTTCGACTACAACAAAGTCTACTTCCGAGCCGTGTGGCTTGAACGAGTTACCATTTAACTTTATTTGCCCAATAGGCAGCTGACATTTTGCCTTTAGCAATATTTCTTCTGTGTCTTGCTTTAAATGAAGCTCTTTTCTTTTTCATTCTTTCAGACTCACCTTTTTTAGGTTTGCCTGCAGTCTTAGCTCCTTGCTCACCAAATCTAATTGTTTTAATTTTGCTACCTTCTTTAGCAACAACAATGTGAGACTTCTTAGGATGATTAGGTGTACGCTTTGGTTTATTAAAACCAGATACACCAGCTCTGGCTAATCTAGGGTCTTTTTTACTTTTTCTTTTTTCTGACATAAGTTCTTACTCTTGTTGGCTTACCACCTACTCCTTGGGCTTTAGCTCTTTTTCTTCGTACAGCACTCTTGCGCTGTGATTCTGTCATTTTAGCAGCTTTTGCTGCAGGAACACACTTTGGATAACCTTTTTTGTTAGTAGATGCTTTTTTTCTACCACAAGGTTGGTATTTGCCGTTTTTCTTTGGCCTACCAATGTCTACCCATTTTTCTCCAAACCATTTGGTTAAACCACCTTTTGGTTTTGCACTAGCCATTATTTATACTTACCGCCTCTTTGTTTATAAGTTTTAGTTAACCAACCAGAAGCATATGCCGATGGCCAAACTTTAAACTTACGTTTGGCTTCTGATTTTACTCTAGCATATAAACTAGGATTCGTAGGAGTAGCTCCTTTCTTTTTACTTGTTGTTTTTCTTTTCTTTATTGCCATCTTTTTTTCCATACACCCGTTCCCAATTAGCGAACCATTCGGCTTCACTAATTTCTCTTGGGCGTCGTTTTGAACCTTTACTCATTTTCTTCTTCTTGCTGTTTTAGTCCTAGGAAATGATCTGTTTGATTTCCTAGCCTCCATTTTAATATTTTTTGGGATACTGTTTAAGGGGTTGTTGTCCTTGTGAGCAACATCTTTATTGTCACCTTTTTTGGCTTTGCCAAGCTTAACCATAAGTCTTCTAGCTTTATTACGGCCAGCTCTACGTTTTTTTTGAGTAGGTTTAGAGTGGTAGTTATCGTATTCTTTACGATAATTTCTAGCCATTTTTCTTTTTAAAAGCTTTATGAGCTTGTCTTATAGTATCACCCATAAGAAGTCTACGCCTCATAAACTTTTTATGCTCAGCACTAGTACCTTTGTTGTGTCGTTTTAAAGCTGCTTCTTGTCGTTTAGTTAAACTTTTTTTAACGACTTTCATTTTAGGTTTCTTTACAGTCCTAGCCATTACTAAAGTTTTACTCCACGACCCATAAGAATATCGGCTTGAGTTACTTTGCCATCTTTGTTCAAATCTGGAAAGTTAGCACTATTGGGTTGGTTCTTTTTCATTTGAATGTTATTAACCTTGCCAAGTGGTTCTTGCTTACCTACTTTAGGTTTACCTAATCTTCTTGTTGCCATTTTAATATCCGTAAGATTTCTTTTTCTTACCTACTGAAGATTTTTTCTTTACTGGTTTTTTCTTCATAGGTTTTTTCTTTTTCATCATACCGTACATAATTAATATTCTCCTTGCTTTGGTATAGGTTTTAAATCTTCGTAGTGCAAGTCTTCGCCAGGTACTACCCCAAAGACACTGCCATCATGGTTAGGTACAACTGAGACCTGAATGTTAGATACACTCTTTGAAGGTAAAGACTCTTTGTAGCCCACGGGTTGATTAATACTATTTTTCATAAATAAATCTTACCACAATTAACTACTTGGTGGTATTGGAAATACAATTTCTTCTATTGAAGATACATTAGCTTGGCTTGCAGGTAAATCTCTTAATTCTTGTCTATAGGTTTGCCATGCAGTTTTTTGCTCATCTGTTAGTGGAGCATCTGCTAATTGCGTCCAATCGCATTCCGTTAACATGTTGTTTCGTATGTACCTAGCAGACTCCCAAACAGATATATTTTGTTCAACTGGTTGCCCATCAATAATTTTATATAACTCTACTTCATAAATACCTTCAATGATTGATTGTCCATCTTCTAAATTAATGCTATCAAGAGGTGCATTGGTAGCACCACAGGTGCCTATCTCTCCTGTAGCTGTGTTGTATATTGTGTACTCTGTCATATTATTGTGTGTTGTCTATAAATACATATAAAGATTGGTATGTACTTCTTAGTTTAGTTACCCATCTTACGCGCCAATACACTGTGTCCGCGGTTGAGCCTAGTCCTGATATTGTACCACTGTAAGCAAAAACATAAGTTCTAAAAGTCCCTGCAGCAAACACTAAGTTTTGAAGACCGCCAGAGGCTTGTACCCAAGTTGAGTTATCTAGGCTATATTCTAAGTAACCTCCAGTACAGTCACCATAAACACCTGTCCATATGGCTTGGTATTTAGCACCGTTTCTAACTTCACTTATTGACAGTGGTAAGTAATTACCCGTTGTTTGTGTTTGCACTGTAAAGTTTGTTGAGCCACGTTGAATAGCACTACCAAAAACTTGAAGAGGTACATAGGTTGGAGCTGGCGGACTAGAAACTATGTGGCTTTCTATATTAGAAGATACATTGGCAAAGTGTTTAACTGCCAAAGTGTCAACGTTAATTCGAGCAGAGTTTATTAAACCTGCAGTAATTTTATCTGCATTTAAATCAGCTATCTTGGCATTATTGACCGCTAAATCGTTAATCTTAGCTGTAGTAATAGCTGCATCATTAATTTTTGCAGTTGTAATTTCAGCATCACCAATCTTAGCACTCTCAATAGCAGCATCAGCAATCTTTGCCGTAGTAATACCCGCGTCTTGAATACGGGCGCTATCAATATAAACTGTACCACTACTGACAATAAAAGGTGCTGTTCCTGTTGTACCATTCCATATAGCAAACTTATCTGCAACAAATTGAACCGCGGTTCCTGTAGTTGCTCCTGAGGCATTGGCTTCAATTACCATACCAGCGACTGAACCATTGGCTTGTACTTGTAAAACATAAGCAGCTGCAGCATTGCCTTCTAAATCAGCAACTGAAGTTTGTAGAGTAGTAACGCTTGCACTAGTGTTGCCTACGTCTGTTTGTAGTTGAGTTATAGCGCTGGCTTGTGAAGTAATATTGCCTTCAGCCGACGTAACCCTAGTATCCAAACCACTTATTGCTGTAGCGTTACCAGTAATATCTCCATCATTTGCTGTAATTTGAGATTGTAAAGAAGTTAACGAAGTATTAATCGAAGTAATACTACCTTCATTTGTACTAACTCTCGAAGTCAAAGCATTTACTGCTGTGCCAGTCGCATAGTCTCCATTAATAGTATTAACAGTAGTAGTTAAACTTGTTAACGATCCGGATATTGATGTAATGTCATTGTCGTTGCTTTGTACTTGTGTAGTTAAACTAGAAATAGAAGAACTGTTTGCACTTACATTTGAGTTGGTTGTAGTTAATGAACTTTGTAAGTTTGTAATTGCGGTGGCGTTAGCAGAGGTATCTGTAGTTAAAGTAATAATGTCACCTTGAGCCGTTGCTATATTGGTTGAGTTGGTTGATACAGTTGAACTTAAAGTGTTGTATAAACTAATTAAAGAAGAATCTCTTGCTTTGTTCCAACCATTGTTCGAAGCATTTCTAACATACATTTGATTGTTGTCATCAGTGTCAATCCAAATATCTCCCGGTTGTAAAGATGATCCATCGCTTCTTACTGTTGGGGCTGAGGTAGACTTAATAACTCTTGATGCTGCAGCTGCTTCATCTTGAATAGACTGCGTAATATCAGAAAGGTCTGAGTTTAAGGTTTGATACCCCGGCAAATCTTGTAGTTCTTCTGACAATTCTGCCATAACTTCAGCAATGTTTTCTAAAGTAGTAGCTTCGGTACCATTGGTATCATTAAAAGGCCCAGCTACATTTTCGGTTGTAACGTATCTAACCCAGTAATAAAGTGTTTCACCATAACCTGCTTCATCAACGTAAGAAAAACCTTCAGTTGTCCCTCTTAAAGTTGCAGTACCAAGTTCATTAGTACGTGAACGCCAAATCTCTGTATAAGCATGATTTTCATAAGGGGGGAGAGCCTCAGAACCATTCCAACCCAATAGCACAGTAGTAAAAACACCGACCGCGGTTAACGCAACGGGGGCAGGGGGTGTACCAACTGAACCAGCGCCACCGCCAACTATAGGGCCAAAGTCGCCTCCTGTACCAGTATTAGGGTCAAAAGGTTTGTCTTTAAGTTCTTTAGCTAAGCCGCTTTCAATAAGTTCTCGTAAGGTTACGGCTCTATCTTTAGGGTCTCCTCTACGGCCAAGTCTAACCTCTTGTGCCTCTTTCATAGACTCAAGCGTGGCTCGTAGTTCGGGGTCAATTCGGCCTGGAATGTTTTTTATAGCAGGGACCTTAGTCTTATTGCCAGCCATTAAATCCCCCTAAGTTCGTCCATTGACTCCCCAATACATATTTCATTAATAGTATTGCTGGACTCAACTTCTATAGCATATGTTTTGTGTAATTTAGCTGGCAGCCTAACAATAGGCTCAGGAATAGTTGTTTGAGCAAAGCTTGGTGTTGTACCTGTTACAGTATAAGAAGCACCACTAGCGCCAATAGTTGCGTTGTAGTACAAAGTACCATCGCCATAAACCTTAACAGTAACAGGATAGGCTTCAGCTTCTACTTTTAAAAAGCCCATACTAATTGGCTTTGGTACAACAAATTCTTTTGTTTTAAACACAAGTGTTTCATTGCTGCTTGTATCACCTTGAAACTTTTTAATATCGTTATCAATAATAAAGTAAAGCTGGTTGTCATCTGGATCGGTAAAACCCCCTTGTATTTCTTCGCTAGTAGTTAAGGTAACTAAACTATTAGCACCACCCCTTGGGTCAAAAATAAAACCACCATAGCCAGAACCTGTTTCATAAAAACCAACATAACGCCCTTCCCATAGAAAACCTCTTATCGTACTTGGGTAATAGTCGGCTTGCCATTGTTGTGGAGAAAGAATACCTTCGGTAGCAACTCTAACGTCGGTGCCGGCAGCCATAACTAAACCATCAGGTGAGGCGTACATGACATACGGGCCCATGTCCACGAGCGATTCTTTCTTAAGACAAGCTTGCCCAGATTCAATACGAATAGCACTCATAGATTGCGGGTCAGTACCAGCAATTAAATATGGTGTACCTTTGGTCGTAACAATAACACCATTACCAGCAGCGCCAATAGCTACAATTTCTTCCTCTAAAGTTATGCGATAAGAAACAGGCCAAGCATGTGGTAAAAAAGGCTCACTAAAACAAATACGTTTACCGGTAAAACCAGCAAAAATACCATTTGGTAAAGCGGTTAGACCTTGCATAGGTCCATCTGGATAAGTACTGGTGTCATCGTCTGGTGGGCCAATCCAATAATAAGATGGAATAACTTCAGCTAAATCATCATTATCAGAATCGTCGGTAGTTGAAGCAGTTGCTAAAGGTATTTCTTTAACAAACTGAAAAGCTGTAGTGTTTGAACCTGTATTAGAACGGTATATTCGTTTTAAACTAAGGTTGGTGTTGGATTTAGGGCTGGAAGTATCAAGATTACTTAAAGTTACTTCTCTATTATCATCTGTTGTAAGAACTGTTGAAGCCTCAGAAGGTGGGCCTTCTTCGCCATAGGCACTAACAAAAGTGTAAACGTATGAAGTAGAGTAATCAATAAGAGCATCTGATTCGTCTTTAAATGAAGCGCCATTAGTAATCACACTAGAAGTACCAGTTGAAGTAGCTGCTCCATTACTTTCTACAGTTAAAGTTGTTGCGCTTGGTACAGAAACAATCTTAAAACTTCTGTTTATATCCACAGCCTCAATACCATTGGTTACACCAAAACCGGCTAGTTTAACGTATTCTCCAACAACGCCGTCGTGATCACTGGAAGTAGTTACTGTTAAAACACCTGAACCATTTTCAGTGGTAATACTGGCATTAAATTGAGTAGGGGCAGTTAAAGCAACTGTGGGTGCAGAAGATGGGGCGGGTATGCCCATTCTGTAGTAATTGCTTGGGTAAGGCTCACTACCAAGAATAACACTACTTCGACCCATACGTGGGTAACTTTGTCCTGTCCAGTAAACAGTATCATTGGTATCACCAGGAATAGGGCCTTTAACTACGTTAACACCTTCTTCATCAAACTGTAACCACCTTTCAGGAGAATCGGTGTATTTAAAAATACTGTTACGCGACGTATTGGTTAGAACTTTAACTTGTGAATTGGAATAAATAGGAACCAAACGGCCACTATCTAAATTGACGTCAGTAGCCTCTTGACCAATAGAATCTTGTAGTAATCTTGGGGAAACTTGTGGAGCAATCCCACTAAAAGTTATAAGTTTAAAATACGCCATCTTATCTGAGATTATACATTATTGCAGCGACAACTGCAGAAACTATAATCCAGAAAAATCTTTCGATACTACTAAAACCTCTTGTGTTTAAGTTGGCTTTTTGCTCAACGTCTTCTACTCGTTCTTCTAATTTTTCAAAACGGGTAAAAAAACGATCGTTGTGTTTTAAGACGGTGTTTACTCTTTCTTCAATACGAGCAATAGATATAATAGCCTCAGACAGCTTATCTAATTTGTCTTCTATTTTTTCTAACCTTTTATACTCACTATCATTCACTTGTAACTCCATACTGTTGGTCTTGGTCTGTTTGGTTGAGATTCTAGATCATCAAGATGAATGAACCTAGACTCGCCATGTTGTTTTACACCAAGGCCTGTTATACCATGTTTTAAGGCGACCTCTATTAACTTTAAGGCGTCCTTTCCTCTTATAAGTATATCTACTGCTTTGCCCGATGCGTGGGCTCCTGGAGTTTTTTTCTTGGCTTCTATAGGATGTGTTTTATCTCTATAGCCGCTAGTAATAATAAAAGGTACACCAACCTCTTCTCTTATTATATCCAGTTTATGCATGAAGTCATCATCCATACTACATAAACCAGTGTGTTTACACTTTACTTCATCCTCAGTAAAGTATTTCCAACGCTTCATTATTTTTCTGAATCGTCTTTAACCTGCTCTTGCTCTGCAATCTCTTTGATTTTATCTTCTTGGATCATGCCTTCTAGCTCTAATGACATTTGTTTTTGTGCGGCTTGTTTAACAGCTGCAACGTAAGCAATCTCATTAAGTTCGCTTTGTAATTTAACAAGGTTATTGAAAGAATTTATAACTCTTGGAGTTAAGGATTCAATTTCGTAAGTTTTACCATTAAAGTTAATTTCTTTAACTTGAGGTGTTTCTTGAGTATTTTTAGACATTTAAATCTCCTTATTTTGTTAAGTTTTTTTGTTTTTCGTATGTTCTTAGTCCACCTAGACCAAGCATACCTAAAAGTATAGTCATAAGAGAACTCATGTCAAATTCTGGCAGTTGAAATTGGTAGCCTAAAAGGGAAAAAACAAAAACAAGTAAAGGTTGCAATAAAAAATGATAAAAGAGGGCTGCAGCACAACTCCAGCCTGTAAAGGGACGCCAGCCGCTAACAAAGACACTGCGATGAGCAGCCTCTACTTTATTAACTTCAATCTGCGCCATATTGGCTTTGTGCAGTTCGGTTTTTAACTCGTGATTAAGCTTGGCTTTTAAATCTTTATCAGCGACAAACTTATCAAGAATCTCGGACAAAGGTCCACTGAGAACGTCTAGTACTTTCATTTAGTCACTTAAATTTTCTTGGCTATCAAAATTCTCTTGATATGCTAGTTTGACTTCAGCAGTCCAAACAACAGCAGCTATATCTTGAATTTCCTGTGTTTCACCAGAAATGTCTGTATCTTGCCAGTTGCCATCGGCATCTTTATAGCAACACTGCAATACTCTTCTGTGAAAAGAGCTAGATAATTCCACACCATCTTCTTTTATGATTGTAGCTTCTCTAATCTGCAATGCTTTATAAGCACCTGCTATTTCAATTTTGTCGTTTTCTATTATTTTTTCTAAAGCCATGATTAATTATACCCCATTATGCAACTTCATAGTATCCACCACCATAAATAGATTTTGCACTTACATTATTATTATTTACTGTATTACCATCAAAGTTATATGCTGTTACAGTTGTTGTGCCACTACTTGCTGTGAATCTTAATTCTTGTCCACTATTACTATAACCAACAGTCCAACCACCCCTGTTACCATTAGCTCTAGCTTGTCCACTATCGTGATTTCTAACAGTGAAAGGTAAGTTGTTTATTTGGACAGGATTGGTGTTTGAAGTTGTAGGAAATTGTAAATAAAAAGTTACCCAAACTCTGTTGCCAATTTTTGTATAATGAGCACCTGATGCTGTCAAAGTAACATTTGAACAAGTTGGTGTCCATTCACCTTCTTCATAATCGTCAAGTGCGTTGGCTGCTGCTGTGCCACCTACATAAAGACTGCCTGAAAGATAAGCATTTTTCCATCTAGCACTAGAACTACCTAAATCTCTAGCATTGTCGTTTTGTGGACCAAATAAAGTATCTGACCAAGAATATCTGCCTGTACCACCAACGTGCAATCTGCCTTCATCGGTTGAGTTAATCGCAATATCATTACCCATTGTTTTGATATCACCAAGTAAAGCTGTACCTGTGCCTGATTTTTTATAGAAATACATAAGTGCACTATCACTTTCTGTACCAGTAGCAATCTGCATAAAGGTGTTGCTATCCCTTCTAAATATAATACCACCATCTGACACCTCTGAACCTGTTGTGCCTGTGGTGTTGTAGAGAAGATTTCCTGTGCTGTCCATTCTCATTCTTTCACTACCATTTGCAGAGAATTTAATTGGATTACCTGCTATATCTAAAGTTGTGAAAGCATTACCAGCATCATTAATTGCTTGTAGTTGTACTGTGCTACTGGTATTTTGTACTGTGAAATTTGCATCTGTAGCTACTTTAACTCTTAGTGGTGCATTGGTGCTTGTTGTGCCAATAGAAACACGCCCACTACTGTCTATTCTCATGCGTTCATCATTATTGATTTTGAACTGCATACTGTTGTTTGCGTTGTCATAAATGATTGAACCTATGTCAAAGTCACCAGCAGTTGTGTCACCAAAATTAAGTATAGCTGCACCTGCTGTACCTGATGTTATGGCTATACTTCTGTCACCTGAACCTCTTACTTGTAAATTGGCATCTGGTGAAGCAGTACCAATACCTACGTCACCACTAGAGTCGATACGCATACGTTCTGCTGAAGTTGTGCTATTTGCACCCCAAATTTGTAATGAATCAGTAGCATTATCATAAACAATTCTTCCTCTTGAACCATAACTAGAATCACCAAACAATACGGATGCTTCTCCAGATGTACCAGATATAATTCTTATTCTGGCGTCATCCGCAGCTAAAGTTGAGTTTTCTAAATGCAATAATTGATTAGGGTCTGTTGTACCAATACCTACGTTGCCACCATTGTTGATGTAATTAACATCACTTGGCTTTGAAGATAGTCTGACTTTGACAGTACCAGTATCTAATAAACTGAATCTAGCTTGATTGCTGTTTTCTCTAAATATGGTTGCTAAATCATTTGTGCCATCGTATAAGGCAATTCCATCATCATTAGCTGAACCAACTGAGAACCTGTGTGGTGGTGTTGATAAGGCAATACCTACTCTATCGTTTGTTGAATCGACATATAATCTATTAGTATCTACTGTAAGATCACCTGAAACTGTAGCAGAGGCAAAGGTTGGGGTCGATGTGCCACCATCTAGGTAGCTTTCTATTTCTGTTGATAAAGCTGAAGATACGGCTTTGTTGTTTGAGTCACCTATAAATATAT